GAATACCCAGTAGTTTTTGTAACTGGTTCTGCTCAATATAAAACAGCATATGTAGATAGTAACGATAAAATTACTTATAATCCATCCTCTAACTTATTAACTACAACAGCTTCCTTAGCAGTAACTTCATCTTATGTAGCTTCAACCGAACAAAGTGACACAGTAGTAGTTAACGCATCAGGAGGAGGAAACAGAAAAGGTTATGCTTTTGCAGGAGTTTCCCCAGGAGGTACACCTGTTGATTTTACCGTTAACCATGTAGGTATACCTATACCAACTACTTTAGGAACAGATTTTACAGTTACTGCTAATGATGCTTCAACCCCTGGTGTTCCTAATACTATTGGAATATCTTATTCTGCACCTAATATTACATTTGTTAACGCTGGGGGTGCTGATGTAGTATACCAAGGTTGGGTTTGGATCTAAAAATAAAAAATTATGTGGTTATATAAAAACGAAGAGATTACTTCTCTAGAGGATTTTCCTCCTCAAACTTTTGGATTTATTTATAGGGTCTATCATGAACCTACAGGTAAAGCGTATATTGGAAAAAAAGTATTACAATTTAATCGTAAAGCTAAATTAACTAAAAAGGATTTAGCATTATATGAAGGTATTAAAGGTCGTAAACCATCATATAAACGTGTTACTAAAGAATCCGATTGGAAAACATATTATGGTTCAAACAAATTATTACTTGAGTTATTAGAAACCGAACCAAAAGAAAACTTTAAACGCACCATTATTGCTTTAGCTGATAATAAAAAACACCTTACTTATCTAGAAACAAAATATCTTTTTGTTTATGAGGTTTTAGAAAAACCCGAAGAATTCTTTAACGATAACATTTTAGGAAAGTTTTTTACACGAGACTTGGATATTAATCTATAGTTTCGTATATTCCTGTCTATGGTAAATCAATCTCTAGTAGCACTGACTAACTCTGTGCTTGGTTCTGGGAAATCAACCGCACGAGGCAACAAAGCATATCGTTGTCCTTATTGCAACCACCATAAACCTAAACTAGAAATTAATTTTACCGAAAATAAAAAAGGAGATAATCCCTGGCATTGTTGGGTTTGTGATAAAAAAGGTAAAAAATTATATCAAGTATTTAAGCAAGTAGAAGCTTCACCTGAAAAAATGGCTGAATTAAGAGCCATTGTAAAATATGTTGGACCTGAAACCTCAGTTCAAGTATCCGAAGCTGTTAAATTACCTAAAGAATATAAAACATTTGAAAACCTTAAAACATCTGATGTTGAAGGTAGACAAGCATTACATTATCTAAAAACCAGAGGATTAACCAAAGATGATATTTTAAAATACAATATTGGATATTGTACATCAGGTAGATATAGAAATATGATCATTATTCCTTCTTATGATGCTAACGGAACATTAAATTACTTTACAGGACGTTCCTTTGAAAAAGAACCATATGTTAAATATCGTAATCCCGAAACATCACGCGACATTGTGCCCTTTGAGTTATTTATAAACTGGAATATACCCATTATATTATGCGAAGGACCATTTGACGCCATAGCTATTAAACGTAATGTAATCCCATTATTAGGCAAAAATATACAATCAAATTTAATGAAAAAAATAGTCACATCGGCTGTTGAAAAAATATATATTGCTTTAGATAAAGATGCCCAAAAACAAGCATTAAATTTCTGTGAGCGATTAATGAATGAAGGTAAAGAAGTATATTTAGTTAATATGCAAGATAAAGACCCGAGTGAAATGGGTTTTGAAAATTTCACAAAACTAATCCAAGAAACATATCCCTTAACATTGTCGGATCTCTTGGAGAAAAAATTATTTTTATGAGTAAGCGAAACATTAAACGTTCTTACAATCGAATCTTAGAAATATCTGAAGATTCACAACAAATCACAATGCCTGATTCTCGTTACTATAGACGTAATGGAGAATATTATCCATCTATTACTTATGTTTTAGGTACTTACCCAAAAGGTAAATTTTTTGAAGATTGGCTTAAAAAAGTAGGTTATTCTTCCGAATATATTGTTAAAAAAGCAGCAGAACAAGGTACACAAGTACACGAAATGTGTGAAGCATTTTTGTTAGGTGAAGAATTAAACTTTTTAGGACCAAATGGAAATCCAATGTATCATCCTGATGTGTGGCAAATGTTTTTACGTTTTGTAGATTTTTGGGAAGAATACAACCCTACATTAATTGAAACCGAGGTACATTTATTTTCAGATGAACTTAAAGTAGCAGGTACTTGTGATTTAGTTTTAGAAATTGATGGTGAATTATGGATTGTAGACTTAAAAACATCAAATAACCTTCAGACAACATATGACTTACAAACTGCAGTTTACGGTAAATGTTATGAAGAATGTTATGGCAAAACTGCAGATCGTTATGGTGTTTTATGGTTAAAATCAAATAAAAGAAAACCAACAGAAGGTAAAATGCAAGGTAAAGGATGGGAAATGTATGAATCAAAACGTACCCAAGAAGAAAATCTTGAAATTTTTAAAACAGTTAAAACGTTATTTGATTTAGAAAACCCAAAACATAAACCAGTATTTACTGAGTTTAGAACGCAAGTAAAAAGAAAATTATAATATTTATTGCAAAACGCGTTAAATGATTTCATTACTACAACTTTTGAATGAAGTAGAGAAAAAACCAAAAGCTATTATATTAGCAGGAGCCCCTGGAGCAGGTAAAGGATATGTGTTAAAAGGATTAGATTTAAATGGTTTAAAAATAATGAATATTGATAATTCATTTATTAATAAACTTAAACAAGCTAATGTATCTTTAGATCTTAAAAACTCAACTCCCGAAGAAAGAAGTGAAGCCGCAAAAGCTATGGCCGCAGCTAATAAAGAATTTAAAGGTGAATTACAAAATGTAATTGATGGTAAACAATCCTTTATACTAGATGGTACAGCAGCTTCATATAAAAAGACAGCAGAATTAAAACAACAGTTAGAGGAAGCAGGATATAAAGTAATGATGCTTTATGTTTATACTGATCTACAACGCTCATTAAGCCAAAACCAAGACAGATATAGAAAATCAGATGGTGAAGATAGAAGTTTAGCACCTGCGATTGTAATGCGTACTTGGAAAAGTGTAACTGAAAATTTACCTAAATATGCTGATTTATTTGGAAACAATTTCGTTGCTGTAGCTAATACATTAGATGATAGAATGCAAGATATAGATAAAATTATAGATAAATATCTTAAACCATTTACCCCTAAAAACACAAAACCAAAAACACCAGCTCAACAAAAGAAATCAGATGAGCGAAATGCACAAGATAAAAAAGAAATTCAAGCTATGTTAAGTGATGATTTTGTATATGATGTGATTGAATATACAATGTCTAAGGAAGAAGCTCAAATGCGTATATCCAAATTTTTAAATTCATGAGTTTAGTTCACGAATTAATTAAAGAGCTTATAGATGATAAGCAAGTGACCGCTGTATATGGAGGGGGGTTTAAACCTCCTATTTATGGTCATTTTTCTATTGTAGAAAAAGCATTAAAAGATTTTCCGGAAATTGATAAATTTATAATTTATGTTGGAGGGGGAGTCAGAGATGGTATTTCTCAAGATGAATCTTTATTAGTTTGGAATATTTACAAAAAATACTTAGGAGATAAAATTGAAATTATTCCTTCAAAAAGCCCAATTGGTGATGTACTTCGTTATGGAAAAAATAATCCTGATGAAATAACATATTTTATTATTGGTGGTAGAGAAGGTAGAGAAGATGATGCTATAGATATTGCTTCTCGAACTAAAGGGGTAGAAGAAAAATACCCTAATATGAAAGTTAAAGTATTAACTACCACTAATCCAGAAATGAGTGGTACTAATGCTAGAAAAGCTCTTAAAGTATCTGAAGAAGAATTTATCAAATACTTACCACCTCAATTAACAGATGAGGAAAAAATAGAAGTATATAATTTAGTATCTCCTGTTGTAAAAGAAGGAGACACATATGAAAAAATGGCTGCTAAAGGTAAAAAAGCAGGTAGTTTAAAACAGGGTACAGTTAGAAAAAGATTAGGTATACCTAAGGATAAAAAAATTCCATTATCATTAATTAATAAAGAAATAGCTCGTTTAAAAAAGATGGATAAAGATCCTGATAAAAAAGGGGCTCAATTAGGTGATAAAAACCAAAAATATTACAAAGCATTACAATTAGCTAAAACATTGAAAACTACAACTAATGTAAATGAAAATGCTACTTACTCTAAAGACATAGATATTAAGGGTAGAATAATGCAATTAACTCAACATATGTTAGATAAAGGGTATAATATAGAACCTTTACCTACAGTTGAATTTGTTGATGGTGATAGTGAAAATGCACGTGAATTCCTCGGTAAAACAGCATATTACAACCCAGAAACACAAACCATCGTGCTATACACTGAAGGTAGACATCCCAAGGATATTGTACGTTCATTTTCACATGAAATGATACATCATATTCAAAACCTAGAGGATAGATTAGGTAATATTACTACAACTAATACACAGGAGGATGATTATTTAAACGATATTGAGGCTGAAGCTAATCTAAAAGGTACAATGACATTTAGAAATTGGACTGATAGTTTACAAGAAGATGGTCAAGAAATTTCTGATAAAAATATGGATGATTATAAAAAAGATAATAATCCTAAAGGGGTAAAAGATCCATTTGGTTTAAATGCCTTTGCTCAAGAATTAGCTCGTGGTTTAGAAGAAGAATTAGAAGAAGGTCGTAAAAAGAAAAAAGACCCTAAAAAAGGTACAGGCAAAAAACCTAAAGGTTCTGGTCGTAGATTATACACAGATGAAGATCCAAAGGATACAGTTGGTATTAAATTTAGAACTAAAGAAGATATAGTTGATACTTTAAATAAAAAATCATTTAAAGCAAAATCACATGCTCGTCAATCTCAAATCATTAATTTAATCCATCAAAGGGTAAGAGCAGCATATGGTAAAGCAAAAGACCCTGAAACTAAAGCAAGATTAAAACGTGGTTTAGATTATATTGAAAAACGTAAAGAAACATCTAAGAAAAA